TCAAATCTCATTCCTTTATGCAGATTATGTCATTCTGACAGTTCTGTAATTAATAAACAAAAAGATAAACTAAAAGAAATAGTAAGAAGGAGAATGAAAAATGCCAAAGCCAGTTAGAGGTTATGAACCACAACGATTCATACTTGAATTAGATAAGGTGTCATATGCCAAAACAAAACAAAAAGTTGAAAAGGAAGTCGGTATTACTGGACTTAATTCAGCTAAGATTTTAAATTATATAATGAATAAATATTTAGGAGAAAAAAATGATAACAAAGAAGATAACAACACTATTCGGTAATTTAGCACCAGTACATGAGCGTTATGTAAATAAATCTCATTATCAAAAAAAAGATTTACGATTAATCTATGAAGATCAAAACATGATTGTTTCATATGAACAATTACATAATCCAATTAAGACTACAATTATTACAGACAAGTTTACTGGAGAGCCAAAAAAACTTTATTATTATAATTGGAAACCATTAGATTCAAGACAAGGAGAGTTATTGGTATGATTAACCCAGATATATTTACAAAGTTTAATTTAGAAAAAGATATGCTTCCATTTTCTGCAAGTAAGATTAAGACTTGGAAGAATAACCCAGCACAATTTGTACTACGATACATTTATGGCTATCCTACAACCTCAAATCACGCAATGGAACGAGGTACAGCAGTTGAGTTTGGGTTAAATCATTTGTTTACTAATAACGCTACTGTTGAAGAATGTTTTGAAAAAGCCATTACTTATTACAAATCAGCAACAGCTTTATTAGAAGAAGAAGATGATAAGCAATATAATATGATTGCACCAATGGTTGAACAATGTTTTGAACAACTATCACCTCTCAAAGATCATTTTTTAACTTTTCAAGGTCGTATAGATACAAGCATTTTAGATATATCTTTTTATGGGTTTACTGACTGGGTAATGGAATACGAAGAAAAAATTTTAGTCATTGATCTTAAAACAAAAGCTAAATTTATGCCTACACATGATGATATGCTTCAGATGGCTATTTATCAAAAAGCCTTTGAAGAAAAGTATGAGAAACCTGTAGATATAAAACTTCTAATTTGTACGCCTAAGAGATGTGAAGCTGTAGATTTTACACCGCATAAAAAATACTTAAAAGAGATAGAAATGCACCTAATGAGTTGTGCTAATATTTTTAATGCCTGTAATGAACCAGATGACATGAAGCATTTAATAGTGCCTAAATTAGATGATTGGACTTGGAATAGTGCTGAACTATTGGAGCAAAGAAATGAAATATGGGGAATCTAAGGAGGTAGTGAAATTAGCAAATTATTATATTAGAATAGTCAATGAAACTAAAAACTGGTGGAAGGGCTATATGGAAGATTGTATAGAAATCGCAAAAAAACAAATTGGAGAAAAAAATGACAAAGATATGGAAGATGGGAATTAGCACCGATAATTTTATCGCTGACACAGTAAACCTTACAAACGAAGAAATAGGTATTTACTTTAGATTACTATGCTACGCATGGAAGAATGAAGCATATTTACCTAAAGATATATCAAGAATTAAACGCATAGTTCAAAACGCCAACGAGGAGGATATAAACTACATACTAGAAACATACTTCAAAGAAGATGATAACGGATACTTCTCTAAAGCCCAAAAGGAAGAATTTGAATGGGTCATAGAGAAATCTGGTAAGGCTAAAGAAGCAGCAGATAAAAGATGGTCTAATGCGAACGCACCACAAACGCATATGCGAACGCAAAGCAGTTATAATTATAATAATAATCATAGTAATAATAATAATAAAATAATTAATGATGCTTTTGAGGATATATGGTCTAAGTTAAAAACTAAGCGTGGAACAAAATCCGAAGGTCTCAAAGCATATAAAAAAATACATGGCAAAATAGAACCAAACCTTCTCATAGAGAAATACAATGCTAAGTCAGATTCATTAGATGAAAAGAAGTTTTTAGCCCATTTCAGTAGGTGGTTAAACTCAGAGGGCTGGACAGAAGAACTATTAACAGAGAAAAAAGAGGATTTTAAAATAGATAATCGTAACCCTTATTCTAATTTACCACTATGGAAAAAGGGTATAAGAACAATGAATGATACAGATCAAGATATCAGACAAGCGTTTAAAGATGGTTTGTTAGAAAAAAATCATTTAGAAAGATTAAGTATTAGCGTATAATTAATGAATGGAAGAAGATTTAAAAAAACTATTCATTACAATACCAGATGTTTATGGTGGCTATTCTGCTGTTATTCAAGTATCTGGATTTGAAACAGAAGAGGAAGCAAACGAATATCTTTTAAAACATCATAAGGTTCAAGACTTAGAAGTTTTACATCAAGATCAAACAATTCATTAATGGCAAGACCAATTAAATATAACATAGATACAGTAGAACTAGAAAAATTAGCTTCTTATGGGTGTACAAACATAGAGATAGCAGACTTTTTTGGTTGTGATGAGAGTCTTATTAGGAAGAGTTATTCCGAATATCTGACAAAAGGAAGAGCAGACATGAAGATAAGACTTAGAAAGATGCAGTTTAACCTTGCAGAGAAGTCAGCAGTAATGGGAATATGGTTAGGTAAACAGATGTTAAATCAAACAGATTATCCAATAACAGAAGATTCAGAACCTTTAAAATGGTCTGCTGATTAAGTGCCGCTAACTAAACCACAAAAAGAAGTCATACTAAGTAATAAGCGTTTTAGATGCATGATTGCTGGAAGAAGATTTGGCAAAACTTTTATGTGTATTCAAGAGATGGCTAAGTTCTCAAGATTTCCAAATCAAAGAGTATGGTATGTATCACCCAGCTACAGGCAATCTAAAACTATTTGTTGGGATATGCTTAAACAACAAATGATTAAACATAGATGGGTGCAAAAGATTAATGAAGCTGATCTAAGTATAGTTCTAAGAAACAACTCAGTTATAACTCTCAAAGGAGCAGATAATGAACAATCATTGCGTGGAGTAGGGTTGAACTTTGTAGTTATGGACGAGTTTCAAGACATTAAACCTAGTGCTTGGTATGAAGTAATTAGACCTACATTATCAGATACATTAGGTCATGCTTTATTTACTGGAACTCCTAAAGGTTTTAACTTTGCTTATGATTTGTATTCTAAACAAGACCCAGAATGGCAATCATTTAAATATACCACAATAGAAGGTGAGCAAGTAAGCCAAGAAGAGATAGAACAAGCTAAGAATGATCTAGATGAACGCACATTTCAACAAGAATATCTAGCAACATTTGTTAATTATGCTGGTATAATTTACTATAACTTTGATAGAAACAAGCATATCATCAATGATTATGAGAGAGTTTCTAAGACAATTCATATTGGTATGGATTTTAATATTAGTCCTATGGTTTGTGTTCTAGCAGAGCAAGTGAAGAATGATTTAATAATCTATGATGAAATACAATTATGGAGTTCTAATACATCTGAAATGATTGATGAAATAAAGAACAGGTATCAAGGTCATAGGATAATTGTATTTCCAGACCCAGCTGCAAGACAAAGAAAAACTTCTGCTGGTGGCATGACAGATTTATCTTTACTACGCAACGCTGGTTTTGAAGTTAAAGCAAGATCGCAACACCCATTAGTCAGAGATAGAATTAACGCTGTCAATTCAAAGTTAAAAAATGCGAATAATGTGTCAAGTCTATTTATAACAAAATCTTGTAAAAACTTAATTAAGAGTTTAGAAAGACAGATATACAAAGAGGGAACAAGTGTTCCAGATAAAGATAGTGGGTTTGACCATTTCAATGATGCGTTAGGCTACATGGTAGAATATATGTTTCCTTTGCGTAGAGAGTTTAAACCAAGTGAACCGACTAGGTGGAGTTGATGGCAGATTATAGTAGAGAATTTTTAGTAGCTAAACATGGAGATTATGAAGATAGTCTTAAGAACTGGAATTTTCACTATAGATCATATGTAGGTGGAGATGATTTTTCCAATGGTTATTTTTTAAACAGATAT